TTCGCAGTTTCTTTGCCAATAATAGCTACAAATATTTATAAATAAACCTTGAGCCTCTAAACTGCAAAATGATATATCTTTTGTCAAATATTCAGCTGGTTCAAACTGAAAATATGGTAGTTCCTTTGCCATAATTGTATAAAATTAAAAACCCTCATTAATCCCTAAGGCTCTCACTTCTTAGTTCATAATAAGGGTTAAAAATTAAACCTTTCGTTGCTATAATGTGAGAGCGCAACTATTACCCAAATGTAAAGCGATATAATTATAAATTTTGTAATTAATCGCCCAACAGATGTTCCTCAATGCTTTTGACCAGTTCTTTGTTTTCTGTGATTCCGAAGATAACGTCAAGTATGTAATCCACTTGGAGTGTCAGCTGGTTTTGCGCAGCCAAACCATCGTCAGCTACTTGCTTTCCGCATTCGATTTCAACGGCTAACTGCTGCCGTTTAAGTTCGCGTTCAAGTACTCCTTTATAAAGCTTTGTCCTGCGCTTAAACTCTTTGCTCATTGCAAGTTCTTCCATCGCCAAGTCCAGTAGTGAACATAGCACTATGGTCTTACTGAATTGTCTTTCGTTACTCATCTTAAAATAATTTTAATTGTTTCGATTTTAACTTTCCATTTCCCCATAATTCAATTTCCTTTAATTTAGAATAATATCCGCTATTAAATGAATATCCAATTTTTGATAAATCGTTATTTAATATTGCTAAAGCTATTCTTTTATAGCTTGGAACTTTGTTTAAATAATCAAGTCTATGCGGAGCTTCATCTGGTATATCTTCAGAATAAATTTCTTTCCATTTGAATATATAATTTTCTACTATTTGCTTCATAAATTTTAATGTTTTTTAAGGCTATTTTATTAAGTTTTTCTTTTTGTTTTTCATCAATAAAAAACCACGCTTTTTTAGTTGTTATTTCTGGTATATTAAAACCATAACACAAAGCGCATTGCCCCATATAAGCTATTTTATTTAACGATGGATTATTTAAATGTTCTTGGCAGGAATTTCCCCAATTTTCAATAACTTCAAAGCATAAACTATCAAATAATTCAATATTTAAAAAACACTCGATAGCTTTTTTTTGCATTTCTAAACTATCCAAAGATGTATCATACATTCCGTTTTTAAAACATTCCCATTCCGTGTATGGGTGTCTATTCCATTTCCGCATCCCAACTTTCACTAAAACTTTTATTAGCAAATAAAGAAGCAAGTCCAGTTATTTGTTTCATTCTCAATAACTCATCTTTACTCATCCCAATATGCTTACATATCCAAGCATCTCCCTTCCCCATCTCAACAAGTTCAGAAACTATCGTAGACATTAAATCTATTGAATGAGAGCCTCTTGCTCTATTGTGTCTAATTGTAGATGCCATTCTATCGCCCAACTCTTTGTCAATAACAGATACTGGAAGCATCCCTTTTTCACGTTCAAATATTCTTTTGCTTTGCTTTAATATTGAATATCTGTGAAATCCATCCACAACTATGTATTTGTCATTTGCTTCGTCATAAAAACAAACTACTGGCATAGTGTACCCATCTTCCCAAATAGATGTTTCCAATAACTCCATTTCTGGGGGTGCTACGCTATTTGGGTTGTAATCATTTGCTTGAACCTTATCTATTGGAACTGCAATTACTCCGTAAACTGGTGATTTAAATTCTTTACTCATTGTTTTATTTTTTTGTGTTTAAAATATATGAACCATCTTTATCATGTATTTCATTACCAGTTACTGGAGGATTAAATACAGATATTAAAACTGTGTCTTCTATTGGTCTAAATTCGTGTCTTTGATGCGCATCTAAAATATACATATCACCAACTCTTATTTCAAAAGTTTCTCCAGTTTCAAGGTCTTTTATTTCAGCAAATCCCTCAATGCAATAACAACATTCCTTGTGGTGTTTATAATGCCAATAATATGGTTTTTCGCTTTTTTTCATTTCTGTTTGATGAAAACTAAAGCCCATTCCGTCTTTTTCTAATAAAAACCGAATGCTATTACCAGCATTAAATTTAACATCTCTTTCAGTAAATCTTAATTTGTCTATGTTTCTAATTTTCATTGTTATAGTTTTTTGTATTTTTCTTTAATTTGTTTCATTCTTTTTAACTGGTCGTGTGTCGGTGCAAGTCCTAAATATTTACAAGTGTGGTCATTTTTTAATATAGTTATAGCAAAACGCTTCCAACTTGTAACTTCGCTTGGGTGTCTTTTTAATTCATCTAAATGGTCTGGAGGCAACATTCTTACACACCATTTATCTTTGTTTCCGTGCCTTGTTTTTTCACCCAAAACAAAATCAACTCCAATCTTTTTTAATTCCTCTATGGTGTCATCATCTAATCCGCGCCCTACTCTCCACCAATATTTTATACTTTGAATAAAGCGCATCTTAAAATTTTCAGCTACTTCATCTGGCAAAGTGTCTAATAAAAATTTAACAAAAGATTTCCAAGTATGCCCCTCTGGCAAATTAAATGTTCTGTATGATAATTGCTTTCCGTATGTTGCCACAAAGTTTGCACCCGAAACCCTCGCACAAAGCCTTGACCAAACGTTTGAGTCTATAACTCTGTAAAGATTTAAACTTGACTTACTTTCACTCATAAAAGGACTTGCAACTCTCATTTGCGCTACCGATAAACCAGCTTTCCAAAAAACATCGTATAGTTTGTTATAATCCCAATCATAAAGATAATTTGCTATCCAAATATCTTCAGTTTTAAAGTCGTAAATAGGATAACAATTATATACAAAATTTCCGTTTTTCTTTGTCCAATTATTTCCTCCGTGCGTTTGTTTTCTTTCATTCATAATGGCTCGAAAACGATTAAGGCTTTCATCTGTTCTAATTCCAATTAAACAAGCGCAATCTTCACCATCAGCGTACCACTCTCCAAAACTATCCCAAAACTCATCATAATTCATATTTTCTTTAAAGAATGGAAAATTATGATTTTGCAAATTCACAATATAATTATCCGTTGGCATTGGTCTAATCCATCGTTCTTTATCATCCTCCCCCCAGCATTGCCAATCAATTGAATACGAACTAACCGTGCAAGGTAATGTTATAGGCAAACAACACCAATACACATCAAGATAATCTAAATTTTCACGTATCATTCGGTGCATAAATTCAAGAGAAAGTGTGTAATTTGCCTCGTTGTCAAGAATCATTACACCAACCTTATTTTTAATGTTATTTTTCTTAATATAATCAATAACCATATTTAACATTACGCCACTATCTTTTCCACCAGAGAATGATACGTAAATCTTATTAAAGTTTTTAAATATATAATCAATTCTATTCATAGAACTTTCATACACATTTAATCCGTTGTATTTTTTAATCATTGTTTATTGTTTTTGTTTATGCTAATTTAATACTTTTTTAATTAAAATAGTGTTTGTTGTTCAAATTTAAAGAACTCTTTTTTTATCTTAAAATAATTAAGAGTTGCAATGTTTACATAAAATCTTTTTCCGTTGTTATACGTCTTAATTTCTTTGGCAAATTTGATGTCAAATGACACCTCGTTAGCATCTCGAAAATAGTCAGCATCCCAAGTGTCAAACGGCTCACATTCTTGTAACTCATAAATCGTAACTCCGTTCATTTTCTTTGCTTTGCCAGTGGCTATGCCATAGCAACACGCTACATTGCCAAGATATACTTTCACTTTACTTCCAGCTTCCATCTTACCACATTTTTTTTACTAAAAAATAACCTAACTCATCCGCTTTCTTGCGTAGCTTTTCAATCTTTTCATCGTGTCGAATCTTGGCGCATTCATAGCGTTCTTGGTCGCTTTGTGTTATTCGGAATAGACTATACTTTTCGCCTTTCATCTCCTTAATTAAACCAGCATCTAGTAGTTCCGAAATTCTGCCGCTGAACTGGTTAAGCGATTTGTCCAAAATTACTGATATTTCGGGTAAAGTCATAACGTGCTTATCTCTTATAAGGTTATAAATCGTGGCAGCATCTCCTTGAAAAGTGCCATCTGTGATGCCTTGAATAAAGGCTTCTGTTTTTGCTCTTGTCATTGTTTTTGTTTTTTAAAGTTTAATAATATTATTTATTGGTTTTACTGTGTTCATATACTCACGAGCCAATGTGATGCACTCGTTACGTTGCTGGATGCGTAGCTTATCGAATGAATGAGGTATCATATGCAGCCTCTCGGCAACTGGTATCTCGTTAAAGTCTGCAAACCACTCTATGTAAACGTTGCTTGATTGTAGGCAGTATTCCTCTAACCCTTTTCTCGTAAAGATATGGTTACAAACTAACTCCACTACATCAGCTACAAACTCATCTCTAACATCTCCGTTCATATCTGTTATATTATACTTCCAATCAAGTCTGCGTATCTCATCGTCTATTAGCTTTGCAGGTGTATCGACTAAAACGTGGCAAAGTAAGCTATCGTTAATACCCCATAAGTCCATATAAGAATCTAATTGGCGCAAATACAGCTCGTTAGGATTGTCAAGTAAGTGCTTGTTAAATGACTCGAAACTCCACGATGTCTTAATGTCTATAATCAAGTTATCGTCTTGGATGTCACGCTTTCCAGTTACCCAGCTATTTGCTCTGCGCTCATCGTCTTTTGTGAATGGTCTGCCTAATACCTCGCTTACTAAATCTCGTGCATCTTTTTCCTTTTCGATGCCCTTGTCAAAGTACTTGGTTTCAAGTTTTGATTTGCGCCCAGTACGAGCTTCAAAGACTAAATCGGTGCAGATGCGTTTAGCGGTGTCTGTTAGTTTGTACGTTTGGCTTTCGTTGTGCTTATGTTCAAGGCTATGCCAAGTTTTAATTTGATTGTCTGTTAATGGTCTGCCTTCTCCAGCTTGACGTTTGCGGTAGTCTTCAAGCGTTTCTGCTTGGGTAGGTGTTAATGGCTTCGGAACAGATATAATGTTGCCTACTGAATGACTGCGAAAAATGTAGTTACTAAAATTCATTGTTTTGTTTTTTGTTTACGCTAAGTTAATAATATTTTTTAAATTTAAGACAATCCGCACTCATTTAATTTTTCAGTATACAATAGCTTGTATCTTACCTGCTCATTCTCGGACATTTGTCGCCATATTTCGTTTAAGCCAGTAATTGAGTTTTCTGCTTCTAATTCTGCTTTCCAATCTCTTGACTGCGGAACGTGAACATTGACTTCGTTAAAGTCCATCTTATTGTAAATGTCGGCAGCTATACCAATTTCAGCAGCGCACTTCTTAAGTGCATCCGTAGCGGCAGCCTTTAAGTCGTTACCTATGCTTAACGGCTCATTACTTCCTCGTTTAGTCATTATGTCCTTATTACCATATTGCATTTTAACGATTGTGCGCCCATTTGTACGGCAGGTTAAACGACCTTTTACAACTGCTTCGCCGTGAATGATTTTTTCATCTATTATTTCGAAATCCCAATCCCAGCCAAACATCAAGTTTAAGACCTTTTTAACATATCCCCCAGTAACATAGTCCCAACTTCCACCACCTTTGGCTGGTCGCTTGTGAACGTATCTCTCTGGAGTCTTTTTAAGTAGTTGTTTTAGTTGTTGTGCGTTCAGCGAGTTTTCCTCTACTAAGCTTAAATCCTTTTCTGTTATTAGTGCTAAATTTTCCATTGTCTTATTTTTTAGTTTTGTTTACTTGTTCTCTAATGTATTTTATCCAGTCGTTGAAACTTAACCGAATATCTGGTTTTACTGTGCTTCTTATTCTCATTGCTCAATTTGATATTGTAAGTAATTTGCAATCTCGCCAGTCCGTACCAAGTAGTTAAAAATCTCCTCATAATCCAACTCTATTTCTTCGTAGCTTACCCACGCTTGTTTATATGCTAAATAGTCCATATCAACTAACGCCTCATATTGGCTATTAGTGGTGTAAAAATGCTCAATAACTGCATCACGTTCAATAACGTAATCAAACCAAACATCTAAATCGTTAAAACATAGCGAAATTTCTATCTCTTCATCCGTTAAACTTTCGCACTCGAAATAAGTATTAGTGTAGATGCCATCTAACTCGTTTCTATCGTTAAGGCTTTTAGGTAGCTTTAATTCAGTTAGTCGCTCAACTACTTCTAACGATTGGTTAACTTTGCTATTCTGCTCGTTTTGAAATTCGATAGTTACCTCTATGCCGAGTAGCTTGGCGTAATCCAAGAACTTGCCAAATGTGATGTCATTCTTGCCACTTTCCCAATTAAATAATGTAGCCTCAGTTACACCGAGTTTAGGTGCTATTGTGGCTCTGCTAATCTTTTGTCTTTTGCGTTCTGCTTTTAATTGTTCTATCATTGTATTTTCTTTTGGTGTAAAAAAATTGGTTTCAAAATGCTCGTTAATAGCATTTAGTTGGTTAAAAAAATTGTTTAGTGATTCCATTGTTTTGTTTTTATACTTTTTTAAATATTTACCGTTCCCTGCTCAAAAATATAATCACTTTCTATAAAAGTGCTGCATCCATCAAATGCAAAATCATCAAAAAGAACATAGAAAGTTTCTTTAGTTACAAAGTTTTTCTTTAAAATAAATCTTTTAACTCTTTTGGCGTTTTTGTCATCGTAAAGCATAATCTTATCTTCTATGTCGTTTGGATTTAATTCTTTAATTTCCAATACATATTCAGTTATTTTTTTGCCTTCAATTTTTTTTGCTATGTAATTGTAAGTTTCCATTGTGTTTTGTTTATGTTTCGTCATATTGACAACACAAATATACAAGTATTTTTTAAAAACAAAAACTTTTTAAGAAAAAAAAATGAAAATAATTTAAAAAAAAGTGCGCACCGAGTAGATGCGCACCAAAACAAAAACAATGAATGCCCAGAGTAGGGCGTCATAGAGTCGTAAAGATAAGTCGTTTATACTTTGTTTTTTTATTTTTTTATGCACATTAAATAGGCAGCCAAGATAGCCAACTTATTTTACTTTTGGCTGCTTGTAATAACTTTGTAATTACTACACCACCACCAACAAAGCCACCAGCAGTTAAAATAGCAGTCATTCGTGTCATTCCCTGCATCAAGTTTAAAAACCAGTCAGTCTTGACATCGGTTTTGTTGTTGTTTTTGTTCTGCTTTGTTTCTTGAACCTTTACTTTGCGCTTCGTTTTCTCGACTTGTTTAGCGACTTTCACGGCTTCTTTTGCAGTATAGATATAGATAGTATCACTTATCGTATCTTTTGCGCTTAAACACGCTGATAATGCGTTCTCGCAGTCGTGCAAATTGCTTCGCAACTTCTTCTTGTTGACCTGCGCTTGACTAACGCTAAATAATAAGATAATTAGTATAAGTTTTTTCATAGTTAAAATAGTTTATTTATGGGTAAAAGTATTCCTTTGCTTGTATTCATATCCCCGCCCTTTTTATCTCTATTGGTATTTAGATATTCTCTGCATCTTTCTTTTAGCAAAGTTGTTTTTATTAAATGCCAAGTATCTCCAAAAACAAAGCAATAATAATCGGCTTGAGTTGTGCTTATTCCACTTGGTTTATTTCTGCTTTCATATTCAACAAATACATTCCCAGTAGTAAGTGCTTGTAAATCATATTTTACCTCAATTTTAGCGTCTTGAAAAATAACACCCAATTCTTTTTCTTTTACTTGCCCTACTTGTAAATCATATTTAAAGTCATTGTTATAATTCATAACTGAATACTTGTAAA